TAGTCTCCTAAATTTAATAGTTTAGGTTCTGGTGGTATATACGCAGCAGGTTGTTCAGGTAATGTTAAATCTAGTTCAGCTTGTAAACTAATTCCAAATAATAATAACCATAAATATTTCATTTTAATTACCTTGTTTAATTGTAATGGTAGAAGAACTACCACCATTTACTATGATTTGTGTACTCTTTCCATTTTGCACAAGGATAACAGTATAAGAACCACTCTTATCTAAATCTAATCTTACTGTATCCTCTAATGATTTTAAGAAAGTAAGTATATTATCTGTAGAAAAAGTATTAACTTGAGTATCAGAATCAAATCCCATACTTGTTCCTTTTAAATCAAAGTCAGCTCTTAACAAAGTTTCTGTCTGGTCTAACTCATTTACATCTTGTATTATATCTAACAAGTCTTCAAGAAAGTTTACATCTAAATAATTAACATCTAGCTCTGTAAACTCTAAGTCATCTTCTGCAAGATAGTCTACATCTAAATCATCAAAATCAAGGAAGTTAGCATCAAGAACATTAGAAACGCTACCTCCATCTTCTCCCTGTACATTTACATTCTCCTTTGGTGGATTAACTATTAACATATTATCTATTAACTCTAAAGTTAAATCTAATATAACTGGTTTAGTAGGTTCTACTTCAAACATAGAAACTGTAGTAGCTTGATAAGGTTTGTTAAGAATAACTTCTCCCATAGCTGTTGCTACTAATATCTCTCCACTAGGAGTACCATCTGCTTTTGGTAATAATATAATTAAAGACTCTCCAATCTCATTGACTGTGATTGTAAAATCTGTACCACGAATAGACACATTAGCACTTGGCGTACTAATAGAAATGTTTTCTTTATTTATATTATTTAACTTGCCAGTAATAAATCTAGCTGTACCACCAGCAAACTGCAAAGCCATCTTAGACTTTGAAGGATTAGGGTCATAGATAAATTCATCTATAACTAATTGTGAATGTTCTGTTAATCTTACTTGACTATCATTAACAAAGGTTATACCTATTCTACCATTAGAAGTTTCAACATTATCAAAACTTTCTATACCAAAAGATAAAGCAGCATCATAAGGTTTATCCCTTACAATCCTGCTGTTACCTTTAAGTTCTGTTACGCTTCCAATACTAGCATCCGACTGCTGAGCCGTTATCGTTTTGGATAACGCAAACAGTACCAGAACTACCAGTTGAAAGTATTTTGAGCCAATCATTATCTAATGTACTAAGTTGTTGTATGTTAAAAGTTCTAGAGTTTCCAGTCTGGTCTAAGTAAAAATAACCACCAGCATATCCACTACCATTAAATGTAACAGCATTACTATCTCCATCAACATCAACATAAGAAGTACCACCATCATAATTTATATCAAAATCTAATGTGTTACTACTTCCGTTAATAATCCAATCCAAATCTGTATTACTAGCCATTGAAGTAGTAGCAACATCTAATGTAAAAGTATTACTATCTCCAGTAACATCAACATTAAAGTTTGAATTGTTAGCACCATAAGTATTTGTAGGGTCTACCTGTATAGTAAATGCATTTGAGTTGCCATCAAATTCAAAGAAACCTGTAACATTATCTCCTAGTATATCACCAAGAAACTTGTTAGTATCTCCTATCTGATTGATGTCAAGTGTCAAAGAAACTCCATCTAAATCTAATGCAGTCATTGACCCTGCAACAGAGTTTAGTCCTCCAATTATATTAGCAGAACCTAGTTGCTCTAAATCTATATTAGCAGTAGCACCTGATTGGTCAATAAATATTTCGTTATCAGCCCCGTATATCGATGCACTCATTAGCATCACAAGGCTCATCAATTTTAATTGTTTCATATTCCCAATACCCTCTCTTTATTCCTATTTCTATTAAGTTAAATACTCCAGTTTCTATTGCCTTTTGCAAAGCTATAGAACCCACCTCGTTCTCAGCAACTCCTCCTTCTATTTCTACAAGCTCTGTTCCTTGCTCATAAAATTTAAAGATGTCCTGAGATACACTTGTTGATAAAATATTTTTAGATATTGTAGTCTCTATTAATATTTCACCTGTTGATACAGAAACTAATCTCAATGAGATAGTTACTATATCTTCTCGGTATTGTTTACTATTACCTATTCCTAAGTATCTAGCACCAATACCACCAGATTCTACATTGGTATCATAACTAATAACTCCACCTTGTATTATAAGACCAGCAAATAATAAAGGTTGAAGTTTTAATTCTTCATCAAAGTTTTCTCTGGTTGACCGGATGAGCTGTCTTTCTTTGGTAAGATTATCTAACCCTACTCTTTCAACAACTCTAAAAAATTCACCATCTGCAGCATGTTTTAAAGCTCTGATAAGCAATGCTTCTGGAGCTTGTGTAACTGCTGTACTAAATAAAGCAAAGCTACTATTACTTTTTCTTTGCCCTGTTAAGTCTTGAAAGCTATCTCTGTATACTGCTATAACTGGTTTATTTTTTGCAGGAGGTAATTCAGTTAATTTAACTGATTGTAAATCTAAAATACTAGCAGCTTGTATATCTCTTGTTAAAGATAAATCTTTATTGTGGTTTAATACTGCACAACTAGAAAGTGAAGCTACCAATAGGCAAAGATATAGTCGTTGTATTCCCATCTGAGTCCGTAATTTTCAATGTTATTATTCCATCAACAACACTATATTCTATTGTGTTGCCCTCTAAGTTTAGTATACCACTATCACTAGGAGTTTCTCCAAACAAGTTTTCTACTAACTGTCTTGATAGCTGTGCATATATTCTAGATTCTAAATTTCTTACAAATCTTGCAAGAGTTGTGTTTTCTTTGTCTCTTTTAATTTGTTCTTGTAAAGCTTTGAGTTCTTCTTTGATACTCATCTTTCTATTAAACTCTTGGTTTTCTATAGTAAGATAATGTGCAGATGTACCTATACCACTAAAGCTAGGATTTTTAAATTGATGTACCATCTCATCTGATATACTATTAACAGACCAAAACATAATTAACATGGACCAAAAGAATATACAAAACTTACAATTCCTTGTAGTTTTTTCGCTTTTAAATGTAGGTATTATTTTCATATTAAAATATATAACTAATTCCAATCATAGATAAAGCCATGAATCCTAATACAGATACTTGTACTATGGATGCTATTGTTATTTGTTTCATAGGATGTACATATATAACTTTTTCTATCCAGTCTTCACTAGGAGAAAGGTTTACTACTTGTAATATTTTCTTATCAATCTTTTCGTTTATCATCTCTTTTTGCTTTTGAAATTTTAGCAGTATCAATTAATTGAGGTACTCCTAATATTGTTTTAATCATAGTATCTTGTCTTATAATTTCATTATCAAGACTTCTTACTCTATCTATTAATGCAACTAAAATGCCATGTTGTGTATCTAGTTTAACACCTAACCTTTCTTCTATAGCTGCTATCTGTGCTTCTACTTTTGCATCAACTGTATCTAGTTTTGTTTCCATACCATCTACAATACGAATAACTAATTTATATATAAACCAACCAAGACCTATTGCTGCTGCTATAGGAAAACCAACTTCTTGAATAAATACTACTATCTGGTCCATTAATCTTTAGAAGTATTAGAAGCTCCAAAATAAAAAGATATAACAGCACTTGCTAAACCACCAAGATAACCAAGTACAAGGTTTATAAGAGCTTCAGAGTTTTGTTCTGGTGGTTGTAAAGTAACAAGAAATATATATCCCATAAATCCACCTACTACAGCTATACCCATAATACGAGCTGTCCAATCTTTACTAAATTTATTTCTAGCATCTTGACCATCAGCTACTTCTAATTTAAAAACATCAACATCAAGCTCTTTCATTTGAACTTCAAAGTTTTGTTCAGCTTTTTTAAGTTCTAACATTTGTTCTGGTGTAGCTTCTGCTAATCCTTTCTCTATAGACTTAGGATTGTTAGGTACACCTAAAACATCAGCTATCATATTAGCTGCCATCCCACCCATAGGTCCACCTAATGCTGTACCTAGTGTTGGAGCTACTGCTCCTACTATATTTTTTAATATATTTTTCATACTATTCCTTATCTAAAGTTAATGTAGTTTCTAACATTTCATCAATAGAATGTAGCACCCATTCAGGAACATCATCTACTAATATATTTTCTTGTTCTGCTTTTTGTATATGTAGACTAATTAAATCTTCATATAAATTTCTAAATTGTTCTCTTAATATCCAAGGCTCTCCACATTTAGTTCTAGCTTTACAGTCTAATCTATATGCACTATCTAAATCTGTTTCTAAATAGAGCAACATTCTAATACCATTTTTTGTAGCTCTTGACTTCTTCTACCTACTTGATGATACCAACGACTGTCTTCCATTTGTCTAGCCATTTCTTCCCAGTTATAAGAACGACAAGCTGCTAACATATTTTTAAATTTAGATAATCTTGTACCACCTAAATTAAAACACATATTAACTAATACTCTTTGAATGTTTTCTGGTAAATTATAAAAACCTTCATCTGTTCCAAACACATGTATAGTTTCTGCTAAATGAGTTACAAAATCATTTTCATAATACATGTCTACTACTTCTTGAGATACAGATGTACCTACTTCCCAATCATATTCAGGGTCTTCAGGTTTGCAAAGATGTCCAACTCCTAAAGTTTTATAGCCTAGACTATCTTCGTATATTTTTAATACTTCACCTTCGTGTCTTTTTATTTCTGCTTTGCATAATTCTATATTCATAATCCCAATCCTTTCATTTGTCCTTTTAATGCTCTATCTTCTACATCTTGTGCAGCCTCTGAAGTACTATTATACACTTCTCCAGTAACTTTGTCAACTCTTTCATCTGGTTCAATAGGAACATTAGGTACATTCATTACTATACCACCTTTTGAATATTGGTAAACTTCAAATTTAGAATCATTACTATTTTTTGATGTTTTACCATCAAATGTTCTAGCTCTTTTTCTTAATTCTTTTTTAGTTCCCGGTCCAAATATTAAATCATAAGAACCATAAAAAGGTAATTCAGTTGATAAAGTTTCAGCAAATCCTTTTCTATATAATATAGCATCTACAATATCTTGAGGAGCAGGTCCAGAAAAAGATTTAAGTGTTGAAGCTACAGCACCAGTATTTTGTTCTGCATTAGACCTATATCTAGAAGCATAATCAAAAGGACCAAATCCACCCCATCTTCTTACAGCTTCTCCTAATATTTGTGAAGTTGGTTTTTGTTCTCCTGTTTTATAATCTACAGTAGCTTGTCCTCTACTTCTAATTTCATTACCAATATAAGCTACAGAAGTCATTAACATTACAGCTCCTAAAGTTCTTGGTGCTGTTTCTAAAGTTTGTTGTGTAGGCGTTGTAGTTTCTCTAATCATTCTAGTTAAAATTGTATTATTAAATACTGTAGGATACCCAGCAAATTGAACTAAAAATTGAGCACCGGGTCTACCAAACCAAGTAGGTCTATTAGCTTCTGCTGCTCTTGGATTTAAAATAATTTCTTTTGTAAATCTGTTAGCTCCACCTAATATATCTTTACTCCAAAAATTAGCAGTAACTTGATTATCTATATTACCATTTTGGTCCATTCCTTTTTTAAAATTATTATCTAAAATACCATCTTTATTTACAGAACCTTTATACCAATTTACAGCTTCTATATCATTTATACCTAGCTCTTTTAATTCTTTTTTTCTTTGTGTTATTTGTCTAGCATTTAATTTTTTACCAAAA